GGTGCTGATGACAGAGAAGTCCGCCGTCTCTTTCTTACTGTAGGCGGTATCCAGGCACTGCAAGATATATTCGCACTGAGGTGGCTCGTCGTACTGCCACTTCCTCCACCAGTTCCTCTTCAGGATCGCCCCCTCGTCGTTCGTCGGCTGCTGCTGCCACTGGGCGTTCCACTTTTTCAACCCGATAGAAACCTTGACCTTCTCTAGTTCGTCTAAGCTCCAGTACCCCGGCCATAGTGGATTTCCGGAAGGTAGGATCGCAGGAAATTCCAGGATCTCCCACTGGTCGCTCTTGAGATAGCCCTGCTGCTTCAGCAGCCTGCCCGATAGGTCGTCCGTTTTCCATCGTGTGTTGATGACAATAATTGCGCCACCGGGCTGTAACCGCTGCCGAGGGCCAGAGGTATACCACTCCCACGTATTTTCCATTGCTGTCTCAGACAAAGCATCCTGCTCGTCCAAGATATCGTCCAGCACAACAATGTCGCCGCCGCGACCAGTCATCGCGCCGCCCTTACCAATGAAGAAGGCTTCCCCGCCTTGGGCCGTGTTCCACCGACCGGCGGCCTTGCTGTCCGCAGACAGTTGCATCTTCGGGAAAAGCTCTTTGTACTTCTCCTCGTCAACAAGGTTCCTGATCATCCGGCCAAAGCGCTGCGCAAGTTCAGCAGTGTGTGAGCCGACGATCAGTTTTGATGTGGGGCGCTTGCCCATCACATAAGCAGGGAACAAGTAACTGCCCATCTGGCTCTTGCCGTGCCGAGGAGGCATCGCAATCATCAGGCGTTTGCACTCGCCTGACACGACACGGTCCAGGGCTTTGGCGATACGCCGATGGTGCTCACCGACCAACATCTCAGGCCAGACGTATCGGCAGAAGTCGAGAAAGCTTCCAGTTGCACGCTCCTGGGCCTCCAGCCATTTCAGGCGTAATTCCAGGCGAAGCTGTTCTTCTTCGATTTCACTAGGTTTTGACATATGCGCAAATATACCCCCGGTTTGCGTTTTTTGGAACAAGGGGGGTGTTTCATGGCCCGGGGGTCCAGGTTCCATAGAGGTTTTCCTTGGACAAAAATCGGGATAGGGGCGCTCGCTCTGATTAACGGGCTGTTTATGGCCCTCCCCATGTCTCACCGCCGCCTTCGGCGGCGGTGGCTGTCAAGCAGGGTAAACCCTGTTGACTTATGGGCGGGGGCGGGGCGCGGGATAGCAGGGGAGCGCTGCTCCCCTGCTGGGCCACCTGGGCCGCAAGGCCCAGGTGCAAGGTCAGGTGGTTTCTTTGGCCGCCTGCCGCTGCTTATAGCTTTCGTAGCTGGTGCGGCTGATAGTCTTGGCCGTCTCGCGGTCCGTCAGTTCCATCTCTTCGATCTGGACCTGAGCGCTGGCTGCTGCTGGCGCGTACATGTACTCGGACTTATCGTAGTCGTACTCGTTAGTAACGGGCACCAGTGTAACCAGCACCCCGGCCAGGGCTGATATCTCTTTATTGCTCATGCTGGGCAGAACGTAACGCTGGCCGTTAAGGTTGATAAGCTTTGTCATCTCTCTATCCTTTCTAGGGTTGTACTGCAGCGGCTGCTGCAGTGTGAACATTATAGCACCGTTTTTCGCGGTGCTACAGTTTTTTACTCTACCGTGACATGGAAGTTTAGGTTTTGGATTTCTTCCCGAACCTTATCACTGAGGTCCAGGTTGTCCACCGCACGCTCGATGTCATCGGAGAGGTCCAGGTTGTTGCTGGCCCAACGGTCCAGGTGATCATTCAGGCTGTAATCGGCCCAGGACTCGATGCGGTCATTCATGTGAAGATCGGCCCAGGTATCAATGCCCGCCTCGATGCGGCTGGCCAAGAACCTGTCGTCGATGTTGACCAAGGCGGCTTTGACCTGGGCCTCAAACACAGGCCCAGTAAGCTGGGCCGTGACCCGCTGGGCCACGGCCTCGACTAGTTGGTCAAACAGTGCGGCCAGTGACTCGGCGCCAGCGGGAGATGCATTCTCGATGCTCATGACTCTATCCTTTCTAGGTTGACTGCAGCGGCTGCTGCAGTGCCCCCATTATAACCGGGGCAGTGCCCCGGTTATCCAATTGTATTTATCAATCGAAAAGCATGGCTCGATCGATTTCGGCCTGCAGGATTATCTCCCCGGCCTCCCAGCATGAGGCGTGCTCCCCCTTGTCATTGGTGAACGTAACGCCATCATAAATGGGCTTGTCCAGTTCCGCGTAAACGGCGGGCATGATGGTTAGCACGGCGGCGGGCCCACTGGTCATCAGGGACAGGCGGAAAGCCCGGGCCCGGGCTTCTTCGGTGCTGGGGTCATGGATGACCGCCAAAGCTAATTGCGAGATATGCATGATCAGGCCCCCCTAATCCATTCCAGACCGAACACGCTGGGAAAGTATTCCCGGGAATAGTGCGAACCATTGGCAAGGTCCGTGCCTTCCACCACATACACGCGGCCAGTGCTGGCCGGTTTATGGGGCGGGGCGCCGCCTGATACAGTGGCAGACTCGCCCCGGGAACTGGTGACAGCATCGCCCCGGCAAACCGGGGCCTTCGTGTCGGACCGGACCAGGGTCCAGCCATCGCGCTCTACGTGTTGCATCGCTCTATCCTTTCTAAGTTAGCCGGGGCCCTTGTGCCCCGGTGATTGGAATTATAGCCCAAAATCGAGCCCCGCTATTAGGGGAAACCCGGCCTTCGGCCGGGTTTCCCCGGGGCACCGGCCCCGGGCCGAGCGCCCCGGGCCACGTTTTAGGCGCCGAGCGGCAGGGACCGAGGGCCGGGTTTCCCCCTGCAAAGCTAACCGGGCCAGATTATGCATTTTTTGCATGGTTTGCCAATGGGCGAACAATCAAGGCCGCCCCTTATGGCCATAGTTAAGCGCTGAGCAGTTCCATCGCCCGGTTTTTGATAGCCGAGCCCGTGCCGAACCATGCCGATTCGATGCGCGTGCTATTGCTGCGGCCCCGCTCATGGTCTATTAATTCCGTGACTGCGTTAAGCATGCCCCAGCGCGTGCCCATAACCCCGGAAATTTCCGAACCGATGGCGGCGCCCTTAAACAGGCCCATGATTCGGCGGTAGGCTTTGCTCTCGCTGATCTCGATTCGGCCCGTATGGTATGGCTCAAGCAGTGCCTGTACGAATTGGTCGGCGGCTTCGGCGCTCATGGCCTGCCCGGCCAGTGCCCGGCTTTCAAGTAGAAAACGCTCCCAGCTATCCGCCACAATGCCCAGTTCCATGCGGACCTTATCAGCATCGAAGCGCTCGCTGTGCAGCACTCGGACATCGCTGTTCCCATCGCCAAGGGCACGCACAATTGTGTTATTGCACACTGTCCGAACAGCGGTAAATTTTCCGGTGGTGGCCGTGCTGCCATCGTAACTAGTGGCCAGCAAAACATAGGGCCGCACGCGGTCCCCATCGATTACATCGGCGCCTTGGCTGACCCGGGCCAGCGCCCAAATGCGGCGCCCATGGCTCAGCGCTCCGGCGGTCTCGATTTCAAACCCGCCGATTTCCGAGAGCTTACCGAAAAAGCCCATAATTTCGGCAGGCTGTACCGTATGGTAACCGTCAGAGACAACAGACAAGGCGCCGCCGGTATCGCTGCGGTGCAATACTTTGCGGCCCTTGAACACTTCCGGCGCTGTAGCGGCTTCGGTCTTATACAAAACCGGGCTTTCGAGCACGGTATAGGCCAAACCCGCCTGCCGGGTCCATTCCTCAATTGAAGCGCCGGGGGTCAGTTCCTGCCCGAGACCATGCCATGGTTTTTGCCCCACGTAAGCTATCGCTGCGGTGCCGGTGGTGGTGTCGATCATGTGAGCCATTTTCTCTATCCTCTCTTAATTGCCCGCTGCGGGATTGCTGCGGGACTGGGTGAATTCTAGGCCTAAATTCGGGCCGGTCTAATTGATTTTTTCTATCGCGTTATCACTTCCAATTGCCGAATTTATCAATTAGATACCATGCCACTATAAACAGCAGCAAGACTACAAAAAACATTACTGCGCCTTTCCGATATCGCCCGCTACATGATGGCGCAGCATGGAACCGGGAGGGAGGGACCGAGCAAAGCGGCGCAAAGCTTGGCCATCATCAGCGGCGCCATCGGTGCGGGTTTTGTGCCACTGTATCGCAGTTGGTCCCGATGCCGCATAGCATCCGCCCCCAGCATCGGTGCCCACCTTTTTAGCACCCGAGCCATGAGCGACAAAAACAATCACTTCCTTACGGTCTGGCCGGGCACATAGCGGAGACCCACTGCCACACTGGGCACATGTAAACGAATCGGACAACTCAGCGGGGCACCGGTAGAACTTGACCCCATCGGAAACCATGGGCCACTGCTCGGCGGTGTCCCTTGCGGCAGCATGCACGGTAGGGCGGCCCGACTTAGCCGAAGCAACAGCATCGGCCACGGTATCGCACGAAACATTAATCACGGTTTGGCCCGGTTTGGCCAAGGGGATAACCCGGTGGTGGAAATGCGAATAAGTCCAGGCGATGCCACGGGGCGGCACCGATTCAAGCATGGCCTGCAAATAGTCCGGGTCTACCGTTTCGGCGCCGGTTTCACTCTTGGGGTGTAGCTTGCACGTTTTCGGGCATGTGCCATAGGTCTCATGTTCCCCGCTGCGATACGTAACAGCAATCGGGCCGGTTTTCCGGTTCGAAGATACAGCGACAGTCTTAAGCATTTTCTCTATCCTTTCTTGGTGGTTTCCGGTGAATCGGAGCGCCTATTATGGCCCGGCGCCCCACTGGGTCCAATTGTATTTTTCTATTGCCCTTGGCCTTCCGATAGTTCCGCCATCAGTTCTGCCCATGGCATGCCCCGGCTTGGCCAGTCCCGCAAGGGCGGCAGCCTAAGCCCTTCGGTGGCCAAAGCGACAGCATCGCGCCCATGGTACAAATAGACCCGGGCCGGGCGTAACAGCGTGCCCTTGTAATGAACAAGCACAAAGCAAGGGCGGCCCTTCAAGGCGTGCCGGGTCAGGAAAGCGACTTGATGGGGGCGAAGCGAAACCTTTAGGCCCCGCTCGACCACCTTCAATTCAAGGGCAACAAAACGCGGGCCTACGCCCACCAAGCAATCAGCAATCCCCAAATTGACCCGGTTTTCGATTCGCTCGATATCGGCGCCCAAGGGCTGCAGGCCATCGCGAACACGGGAGGCAAAGGTAGCTTCAGGTGTTGCCATCGTCGGGTCCCAAATCGTTATCGCGTTCGAAGAT